TACATACCTTGTAAAATTGAACAATGTTTTTGTGGTACAGATATGATAGCAACTAAAGTACTTCCTAAGAGTATGTATCCCCTGGCATAAATAAGGATACTATGTGGATACTATCAATACTACCCGACGCCGCAATACATATAATCTTTGGATTAGGTATTTTGGGCACAATAGCAGGATTCGTCCTAGGATTCATTCCTTTTGTCAAAACATATCAATTTGCTATACAAATATGTAGCATTATTGTACTTGTAATTGGTGTATATCTTGAGGGCGGATTAGCCGACTATAAAGAGTGGGAACTTAAAATTAAAGAAATGGAAGCTAAAGTAGCACAAGCTGAAGCTAAATCAGCTATTACTAATGTAGAGATCCAAGAAAAAGTTGTAGAAAAGACTAAGGTTATCCGTGAAAAGGGTCGTGATGTTATTAAGTACATTGATAAAGAAGTAGTCAAAAAAGAGGAAGTTATCAAGTATATTGAGAACTGCCCTGTCCCTAAAGAAATTATAGACCTACATAATCAAGCTACTGAGTTGAATAAGGCAGCTACAAAATGAAATATCTTTTAATCATTTTATTATTAGCCGGTTGCACAACCACTGTCCCAGTAAAACAAAAATTCCCTAATGCTACTCCTGAACTTATGAAGAAATGTGAAAGTCTTAAAAAGATTGAGGGCGATAAAGTAGCAATTACTGATATGCTAAAAGTCATTGTACATAACTATTCACTATACCACGAATGCTCAACTAAGGTAGATGGATGGCAAGATTGGTATAACGAACAGAAAAAGATATTTGACAACGTAAAATAATAGCATATTATGAAGTATTTGATATTATTGAGTGTATTGTTGGTCGGCTGTACTACCAACAAAGATTTTGAGTTATACCTAGAAGCACAGAAATCTATAAGCAGAGATGCTACAATGAGCGAAGCCGCACGTATTTCTGTATTGATTGATATGACCAAGAGTGCTGACAATCAAGTAAAAATGGAAGCAATCAGAGCATTACAAGAGATCCAGCGTAGTAAAACCCCTATAGTTATAGAAGCTCCAAAGAAGAATTGGTTCGGCTTTTGATAAATACTCTATAGGTCTAGGATTTTACATGACACAAGAATTTATTAATACGGGTGATTCGGCAAATAATGCCAATGTAGATCCATTAAGTACGGCTTTTGCTAATGTAGCTAATAATGTCTTTTCTTTACCGACCAGTGATTCTAACCTTCCTGCAGTAGTTGAAGTAATCAATCCTACAAGTCAAGCTACTAATACTAGCAATACTAATAACCTCAATATCGGTAATGTTTATATTACTAATAGATTTGACAGCAGGGCAAATAATCCAGTACTTATTAGACAAAAGCAAAGAGTCACTCCACCAGTTACACTTACTGCAATAGAAACAACTGATTCTACTCCGGCTCTTTCCATAAATTCAACTATATATGGTAGCCAAGAATATATTAACATTGGTGAAACACCTAATGATGGTAACGGTGATCCTTTAAGGGTTGCATTTGGTAAAATTAATAACAATTTTTCAAATTTATTTTTTACTACTACAACTACCAGTACAGCATATACGTCCGGAAATGCACAGAGTCAAGTTATATTAGAAGTCCCTATAACACAGTTCTATCAAGGTGAATTTCAAATTCGTTCAAGTGATTCAGGCACACCCGACATGCAAAACATCACACTTAGTGCAAGTATTACCAATAATCTTGCTGGCGTAAGATTTAGTGGACATTCTACATTATTTCAAGGTAATGCTATTTGTAGATATGATATGGATGTATCAGCCGGAAATGTTAGAATTTTAATAAATCCTTTACTAGATATAGGAATTGAACATTTTATATCAGCATTTGTAACTTATCCTGATCAAGTAGTAGTATCGGGTATTGAGATTGCATTAGACGGTTATGCTAATGGTTATCTAATGGGAACTGAAAACGAATTGATATTAACAACGGAATCAGAATGAGAGCAAAAGAATTTATAACTGAAACTACGTTGAGTAAAGTACACGATGGTCTTGATGTGGTATCTGTGACCCTTCCTAACACGTATATTATTCCAGAGTTAAAGAACAATGACTTCTATAATTTATATCGTTTTGGTGTAGCAATTGCCGCAGTAAGAGGTGAAAGTGGACACGATAATGTACAGTCTGGATTAGAGCCTAAGTTTAGGGCAGAAAGTAGTTGGGGAGAACATCAGGTTGTATCATCTCAGTTTGACAAAGAACTTGGTAAAACTATTGACCAAGCATTACAGAAAGTTGGAAAAGCCGGCAAAAAATCAGTAAGTTCATTCGGAAGCAATGAGATGGACGATACCTTAACTCAGTCACCGATTAGAGGATTCAAAGGATACAAAAGAAAATGAGAGCAAAAGAATTTGTATCCGAATCCAAGGTTGGTAAAATATCTAACCAACAGCAACAAGCTACCCGCGGGTTAAATGTTTTTTCAAAAAAAATAGACAGCTACGATAGAATATATGATTTGAATCGTTTAATGATGGCTGTAGCAAGTAGTGATGGAATAAACCCAATAGAAATGAATGCTGAAAGTTGGGTAGGTAAACACAACACCGCACATCCTTATACTGAAGAAGAACAAGATATGCTTATATTAGCATACAAGGCTGCCGGCCTAGAGTATAAAGACTTAAATAACGGTAATTTAGATAGTGAAGAATTAGTAAGTACAAATGTTCAAAGCATAGTTAAACCTTTTAAGGGTTATAAAAGAAAATAATTTAAGTCATGTCATTTAGAATAAGTAATTATATCAAATTACAGGATTATAAATGATTGATATCAATAACACGCTTGACTTAGTTAAACTAAAATTTTATAACGAATGGTTATATATAGCCCATATATATGAAGAAGGTGATAGTCAAATGCACAAAGATTTGACTAGAACGGTGGTTGAAAAATATATCGATCCACTAACAATACAAAAAAATGCAAAAATACTTGATTTAGGATGCGGCCCGGGCTACTTCTTAGATTTAATGAAAGAACGCGGATACACTGATCTTACCGGAGTAACACTAAGTCCAGGTGATATTAAAATATGTGAAGATAAGGGTCATAAAATTGCAAAATATGATTTCAGTTTCTTGCCACAAAAAGACGGCTATTATGATGAATCCATTGATTTTATTTTTCTACGACAAGCACTAGAACATAGTCCGTACCCTATCTTTACACTAATGGAATATAATCGTGTTCTTAAACAAGGTAGTAAAATTTATATAGAAGTACCTGCAGTTAATCAACCCCGTAAACATGAATGGAATAACAATCACTATAGTATTTTAGGCAATGAACAACTAGCCGCATTGTTAAATCGTACTGGATTTAGTGTTAACACATTTGATAATTTTCAATTTGAGTTAAATGTACCAATAGACGGTGTCGAAAGAGTAGATGCTAATGATCCTAGTACATATACTACTGTAATTGAAACTTATCTTTGTATTGTTGCTACTAAAGAACGACCGTTAGATATCAAATAACATTAAGCACTCTAAGGAGTGCTTTTTAATAACATTCCTAAATTACTCATATAAATACTTGTTATGAGTAACTCGCCTTCACTAGTAAAAAATCCCTATACTAAAACAGTTTTTAAAACTGATAAAGAACTACAGGATTTTATTAAATGCTGTGATCCAGATACAGGTTATCTATATTTTATGGATAACTTCTTTATGATACAACACCCTACTAAAGGTAGTATGGTATATCATCCATGGGGTTATCAGAAAAGATTGATCGAAACCTATCATAATTATAGATTTTCAATTAGCTTGATGCCACGTCAGTCTGGTAAATCAACCTCAGCCGCAGGATACTTACTCTGGTATGCTATGTTTGTTCCGGACAGTACAATTTTAGTTGCGGCACACAAGTATACAGGTGCTCAGGAGATTATGCAACGTATTCGTTATGCATATGAAAACTGTCCTGATTATATCAAAGCTGGCGTAACAACATACAACAAAGGCTCATTAGACTTTGAGAACGGATCTCGTATCGTTTCAGCTACTACAACTGAAAATACAGGTCGTGGTATGTCTATCACACTATTATACTTGGACGAGTTTGCGTTCGTTCGACCGAGTATCGCTAAAGAATTCTGGACAGCTATTACACCAACATTGTCAACAGGTGGTAAAGCTATTATCACAAGCACACCAAACAGTGATGAGGATCAATTTGCTTATATCTGGAAAGGTGCTAACAAGACTGAAGATGACTTTGGTAATACTACTGAATTAGGTGTTAATGGTTTTAGAGCGTATAGAGCATATTGGAATGAACAACCAGGTCGAGACCAAAAGTGGGCAGACGAAATAAAAGCACAGCTCGGAGATGATCGTTTTAACCGAGAGATTGGTTGTGAGTTCATTATTGCAGATGAGACATTGATTAATCCAAATACATTAATAGCTATGGAAGGAATAGAACCTGTAAGTCGCATAGGGCAAGTCAGGTGGTACGAAAAGCCAAAGAAGGGCAATATCTATTGTGTAGGATTAGATCCAAGTCTTGGTACAGGTGGTGACCCGTCTGCTATTCAAATCTTTGAAGCAAATACTACTACTCAAGTTGGCGAATGGAAACACAATAAAACTGATATCCCTAGTCAAATCAAACTAATAGCACAAATTAACAAATATATAGCAGAATGTACAAATGAACCTAACAACATCTATTATAGTATTGAATGTAATGGTATCGGGGAAGCCGCTATAATATCATTAAACGAATATGGGGAAAGTAATATCCCGGGTATCTTTATTAGTGAAGCAGGTAAAGGACGTAGAGGATTCAACACTACCAATAAAAGCAAATTAGCAAGTTGTGCTAAATTCAAAACACTAGTTGAAAGTAAAAGAATGACTGTAAATAGTCGTAGTCTTATAAGTGAATTAAAAGCATTTGTAGCACATGGTGGTAGTTATGCCGCTAAAATTGGGGATACTGATGATTTGATAATGGCTAGCCTATTAGTAACTAGAATGTTACAGCATTTAAGTGATTATCATGTTAATTTAGAGACACAGATTCGTGACCACGATGAATACTTGGCCCCTTTGCCCTTCTTTGCGGTCATAAGCTAAGACATAAAAGATAAATACAATATGGCTAAAAATCAAGAATCAATCAACCGCTCATTATTTGAACTATTACGTAGCAGAGGCTATGCTCCTACTCTATTAGATACTTCGGGTAAGGAAATTCCAGTACCTGAAGAAGCAGAAGTTTTTCAATTTAAGTTTAGTAAAGACGGAGAAGAAT